ACCAACAAGGAAGCCTCCACGCTCGTATCTTCTCATATAAGATTCATGCAAGTTAACAAACTTTTTATCTGCCATAATATTATTTATGCAGACTTGCAAATAATCACACGGTATTGTGAAACTTAATCTCTAAGAAATTCTGCTAAAGTATGAAACGCTGTAAACACTTCAGTATCGTCTTCTATAGCAAGACCTAGATCTTCTTCAATTTCGAAAGAATGTGATGTATATACAGACTTTTCATGAACAAATCTCCCGTCTTTAATATACACACGCCCTTCATTTGGACGAGGAAAATTTAATCTCGAATACACCTCGTCTTTAAGAACCTTTACTAGTTCTTTAGGATCTATTTCCACCTCAACTGCAGCTTTACCTTTAACACGCATACTATAAGTATATTATAGTTCCTTAATTCCTAGATGCTACATTAAATATAATAAATGGCGCTCATAAAACTAACAAGCACAGCAGTTGATAAGAGTGAAAATGCAGCTCTTGAAGACGGGTATCTGTATAAAGATCTCTTATTAGACATGGAGCCGGCTGTTTATTATAATGAGCAGCTTAATAAACAAGTAATTTTAAAAGATATTCAGGGATCTTTCGATATGGATGCCATAAAGAATAGTATTAAGAATATATTTCTTACAACCCCTGGGCAGAAAATTCTTAGCCCAACATTTGGAATTAACTTGAGGCGGTTTATTTTTGAACCAATAACCAATTTTACATCTTATAGGATAAAAGCAGATATACTGAATAACTTACCTAAGCAAGAGCCTAGAATAGACTTAGAAGAAGTTACAGTAATTCCAGTACCTGATGAACACGAATTTTATATAACTTTACAAATAAACGTTCCTTCGTTAAATGCGTATGGAATATCACTTAAATCATTATTAAATAGTAACGGATATTACGTCTTATAATCATGCCTTCAGAAGAAACAACAAACAAATTTTTGGAATTTAATCTACCTCAAGATGCATATGTCGCTTTTGATGCAGTTAGCTTAAAAGAATACATCGTCGATCGTTTAAACGAAAATGAAAAATTTACTGATCAAAAATTTGATGGTAGTAATTTAGCCGCTGTTATTGATATAATAGCATATTCTTATCATGTATTGTTATTTTATCTTAACAATACAGCATCTGAAGTTAACTTTGATCAAGCTACTTTGTATGAGAACATGAACAAAATTGTGAAGCTTATTGGCTATAAACCAGCCGGTAAGCAAACATCAATAGTGCCATTAGCAGCTGAGGCTTCATCAAGTCTAGCAGCAGGTAATTATACTATAAGAAAATATTCTTACTTTAACGTTGATGGTATACAATATAATTTTAATGATGATATTTCTTTTACAAAGACAACAGCTAATGCTGAGACAATACAAGAAATAAACGATGATGTAATATTATACCAAGGTACAATTAAAGAGTATCCGGATTATACTTCCCAGGGAGAAGAATTTGAAGTCTTACCTATTGTTGTAAAGAATGTTATTGATACTGACAATGATAAATTTATAGCTGATAACACTATTTCTGTCTATGTTAAAGAAGCTGCTAATTCAAAATATTATGAATACAAAGAAACAGATAGTTTATACTTAAACTCTTCTACCGACAGGGTATATGAAGTTAGATTAAATGAAAATGGTTATTATGAGTTAAAATTTGGTAACGGTGTATTTGGTAGAAAGCTTGAAGCAGGTGATATTGTTTCGGTAGATTATATACTTTCAGATAACGCAAAAGGAATAATTACAAAAAATATTATAAATGGGAACAATTTGTTTGTTTATGATTCAACTAGACAGAGGCAAATATTTAACGACACATATCCTAATAAAAATGAAACAATTTTTGTTGACGTAGCTAATAGCTCATTAATCACTTTTAGTAACCCTCAAGCGTCGTCAACGCTCGCGCCAGCTGAAACTGTCGAACAAATTAGAGAAAATGCACCTAAAATATTTTCTTCACAATTAAGGCTGGTTACTTCAAATGATTACGAGTCCTTTTTAAAGAAAAATTTAGCCAATGTAATTACTAGTGTAAAGGTTGTAAGTAATGAAAGTTACATTAACGAATACATTCAGTATTTTTATAACATATGCGTCGACCCAAACAAAGTAAATCGTGTTATCATTAACCAGGTAAATTTTGCTGATGCATGTGATTTTAATAACATTAATGTTTTTGTTGTTCCAAAATTTAATATAACAACAGATCGATCATACCCAGAGTTCCTACCCGGTTCGTTTAAAAATGCAATTGTTAATGAGACTAAGGACAGAAAAATGGTTTCAAATAACGTCGTTCCACGGGACCCGGTCTATGTAGCTTTTGGATTAGGTATTAGTAATGAAAAGAAATTATCTACAGATATTTTAGATCATAGTACTTTAATTCTTTATAGAGAAAATAATAATAAAATTAACAAAAACACCCTTAAAACAAGAGTGAGTAATTTAATTACTAAGTTCTTTAAACCAGATAATAATCAATTAGGTTCAAATCTGCAGTTAATTCAATTAACTAATGACATACTTTCCTTGGAGGGTATAAAGAGAATAGAAACAAAAAATGAAAGCACAGGTGAAGCTGTAAACGGAATATCCTTTTTAGCGTTTAACCCTCTATACCCGGAAAGCGATATTGAAATAATGAATCAAGATACTGCGCTGCCATTTTTTAAATTCCCTTACTTATACTCACCGCTAACAGTAGCTAAACGTATTAAGGTTTTAGATGAGTAATATAAAAATAGATTATGCTCTTTTTGATGTTATGGATTTTAGGGGTGAGTCTAAGCTCTCTTCCTATAATTTAGAAATAACGCCGCTTACTTTTAAAGCACGTATACCAACAAATGAGTTTGATGAGCCAGCTCTAAACAATAAGAAAGTTGAGTTCGATTTTGGAGATGGCTCATTTGGTGATCAACTAACTAGCCGACACGTATATGAATTTCCTGGTCAGTATAATGTTAGAATGATTATAAGGGATTGTGCGAACAATGCTATATTAGCATCTTATTCTACTGATGTCGAGATAATCGATTATATTACTAACACGTTTTCAGTCTCCGGTAACATTGGAACAATGCCAGAAGCTGTAACGCTATCTGCTGGTGAATTTTCTAACGCACTTACATTAGAATCCTTTTCACCGTTTTATCAAGACTTTCAAGATATATACTTTACTATCTCTGCATGTGATTCAGAAAATTATTTTAATTTATACCCAGATATAAATAACAAGCTTAAAAAATATAATTCTTTTTATGAAAGAAATTATTTGCATGTTCTTTCAGCAGTTGAATATGTTGAAATAGATAAGATTTCTCTTACATCAGCTAATATATACGCGCAATTAAGCGTCGATGGCGCCGGTGTTACGCAAATACAAAACTGCTTAAGCTCGGGATTATCCAGTCAACTAGTTGGAGCGTCAGGAGACAAGGTAGTTTATTTTAAAACTGATGAACAGACAAATCCATATAAATTTATTGATTTAGGATTCTTTAAAGATAGAAGTAACATATTCGCTAAGAGTATGACAGGTTATAAGAATGTTGACTATATAAACAACTTTAATATTTTACTTTCATCTTTTGTTACGTCAACATCTGCACAAGTTATAAGTAGTATAAAAATAAGCTCGAATGGAATTACCGGGGAAGGGTCTGAAGAATCAGATCCATTTGCTATAAGTCAAGTTCAATATAAGGGGTTAGGTATACCGTTTATACTCACGCCTAAAAACGATAATAACTTTACCATGAAAGCTTTGTCTGGTAATGTACCTACATTTGAAATATTATCTGGTACAACTCCATATGTAGCGCCGGGAGTATCAGGTGTATCTATAGCTACAGGAATGAGTTCACAGTATCATGTTATATCAAGCTTAAATGATACCCTCTCAAACATTAATACTAATTTTTGGTATCGTGGTGTGCTTACATTCAATGATCATCTATCCGGATCAACATCTGATATTACATTAAGTACACGAAATGCTTATGCTACACCTGTGGTAGAAACTACTTCTTCTTTCTTATCTGCGGTTACAGGTGCTGCTGCGTTTACATGCTACCCTAAAAATTACTATAACTTCTATAAACATAATGAAGATTTTGATTTTGAACAAACAATCAAAGATTTAAGATTTCAAGAAATATTGCTAGATAAAGAAATATTATTTACTGATTTTATCGGCTCAATATTTGGGGATGTGAGCAGTCGTTATGATGTTTTAGGTAAGACGCTCTGGGAAAAGATTAATAACTTTGTAGATAATAATAGTGATATTGATTATTGCGATTTGAATGCTTTACTAAATCTATCAAATATGGTAGATGAAGATGGACTTGTATTTGATAAATCTCTAGTTCAACAACCAGCTGATATAAAGAGATTAATGGGTATGTTTAGCTTAAGTTATAATAACTTTAGAGGGACAAAAAACAAATTTCAATCTAATTTTGATAGTAAGGGAAGAACGAGTAAGGATT